GGATGGAACGTGTGACATCGACGTTGATACTGCGTTCAGCCAAGCACCTGCAGCCAACTCAGTGTTCATGGTGCAAACCACAGAGCTGCTGCCCCAGCAGTTCCGTGTTGCGTCTGTTGCTGAGTCTGAGGACGGCATTTATGGCGTTAGCGCGATTGCTTACAACAGCACGATTTACAACGCTGTTGAAGCTGACGTTGCTCTAACCACGCGCAGCATCAGCAATCTGTCTGCCATCCCAAATGCGGTGGACAGCATCGACAACGAGGAGTTCCTTTATGAGGACGGCTCCAGTGTGTTTGTTGGTGCGTCAATCAGCTGGAACCACGATCGTCAAAACGTCAACGACTTCCGGGTGCAGTACCGGATCGACAACGACAACTGGGAAACGGTCCAAACAGCATCGCCATCTGTCACGTTGCGGAACCTGCGTGCTGGCACGTTGTATGTGCAGATTTCAGCTCGCAACTACCTGAACAAGAGCAGTCGAATCACGTCTGCCACGTTCATCCTTGTCGGTAAAACTGCTGCACCTAGCAATGTAACTGGGTTCAGCATGATTCCGGTCAACGGCCAGGCTCGACTGAGTTGGAATCAAGCCAGTGATCTTGATGTTCGCGTTGGCGGTGTGGTGCGGTTGCGTCATTCGCCTGACCTAACAGGTGTGACCTGGGCAACGTCTACCAGTATTTCTGATGATGTTGCAGGCTCAGCAACTGAAACCTACGAGGATCTCAAGCCTGGAACGTACAGCATCAAGTTTGTCGATTCAGGTGGCCGCGAAAGTCTTGATGCGGCCTATATCGAGTTCACCAAGGCTGATTTAGACAACGTTGAGAACGTCAGCTCGCAGACAGAGGATCCGTCGTTTGCTGGCACGAAAACGAACCTTGTTGTTGATACAGCTCAGAACGAACTAGAGCTGGACTTTGAGCCTGGTGTTGAGACGGCATCTGTGGGCGACATGCTCGCTGAGGATGACACGTTGATCTTGATGGAAGACGACACCGACAACACCAGCGTGCTGGGCCTTGAGGGCAACAAAGGCTTCTTTACGAGTGGAACCTATGAGTTCCAGAACAACCCGATTACGTTCTCAGACGTGTTTAGCGTCAAGCTGGACAGCACGCTGCGTGCTCGTGCGTTCTATCCCTACGGGATCCGCTTGGATGACCGCCCCGACTTTGACGCGATCGTTGACTTTGACGGAACCGCCCCAACTGCTCCAGACGTAAAGCTGTTTATTCAAACCACGCAGGATGACCCGTCTGGATCGCCTACCTATACGAGCTACCGCCGTTACAACAACGCTGAGTTCAAGGCTCGTGCGTTCAAGTTGAAGGCAGAGTTCAGCACTGGTGCGATTGACGAACAGATTGCTGTTGACCAGCTGCGGGTGGTCGCAAACATGCCGATCCGTACTGTGACTGGATCGGTGACGACCAGCACGAGTGCTGACGTATCGGTGGCTTACGGAACGGGCAACAAGTTTGCAGCAACTCCTTCAGTTGGCATCGTGTTTACCGCTAACGCAAGCGGTGACTACTACGTCATCAGCAATTCAGCGGCTACCGGATTTGACGTGTCGGTCTATGATCTAAATGACAACCGGCTTGCCAAAACGGTGAACTGGACCGCCAC